CTCGAGCCCGCCGACGTCGACCAGGGCGCCGTGCTCGAGCCCGCCGACGTCGACCAGGGCGCCGTGCTCGAGCCCGCCGACGTCGACCAGGGCGCCGGCCCTCGAGCCCGCCGACGTCGACCTGGGGCGCCGTGCCCTCGAGCCCGCCGGCGTCGACCAGGGCGCCGGCCCTCGAGCCCGCCGGCGTCGACCAGGGCGCCGGCCCTCGAGCCCGCCGGCGTCGACCAGGGCGCCGTGCTCGAGCCCGCCGACGTCGACCAGGGCGCCGGCCCTCGAGCCCGCCGGCGTCGACCTGGGCGCCGGCCCTCGAGCCCGCCGGCGTCGACCAGGGCGCCGCCCCTCGAGCCCGCCGACGTCGACCAGGGCGCCGCCCCTCGAGCCCGCCGACGTCGACCAGGGCGCCGCCCCTCGAGCCCGCCGGCGTCGACCAGGGCGCCGGCCCTCGAGCCCGCCGGCGTCGACCTGGGCGCCGTGCTCGAGCCCGCCGACGTCGACCAGGGCGCCGCCCCTCGAGGCCGCCGATCCCCCCCAAAAGCATGGACCCCCCGAAGGGGGGGCCGCCGCTGGGGGGGTCCTCGGCGGCAGACCGCACGCCACGGGGTCAGGCACGGGCCCGAAAATGGACCGTTTGCAGGCCGACTATGAATGGCCGCTTAGTCATGGCTGCCGAACGCATCGAAATCGCACGCGAAATGCGGCTTTGGGAGACAACGATATCCAGCGGAAGCGACCCAGTCAACGCACTCCTTTGCACCAGCAATCCCTTGACTTGTATTCTGTACGACATGAAGGGAAGGCCGCCGAAGCCGAAGCACGTCCTCCAGATCGTTGGCTCAAAAAGAGCCAACGACAGGGAGGAACTCGGCATAAAGCCGTCTGAGCCAATGCGCCCGCCAGCGTGGCTCAAGCCTCGAGGGCAAGAAATTTTCCTCAGGCTCGTCGACTGGTTGACCAAAATGGGCACCCTCGCCGAGACGGACGAACATGTCGTGACCAGATACTGCGTGGTGTACTGCCAGTGGGAGTACGCAGCGCGGCAACTGCAGAATGTTGACGCAACGCACGTCGAAGTATTGAATGCCAGCGGCGAAATTCGGTTCTCTCGAGCGTCCGCTATGGCAACGCAAGCCAAGGAATCTGGCGAGCAACTCAGACACCTTGAAACGGTTCTGGGGCTAACGCCGGCAGATCGAACCCGCCTTGGGTACGGCGCCGTCAAGGTTGTCGCCGACCCCGTGGATGCGCTGTTCGATAATGCCGCGTCGGGTTGACATACGCGACTTCGCTCGGCTTCTAAAGCACACCGAGGCGCCGTTCTCGGGCCAGCCTTTCGTGCCGGAGCCTTGGCAAGACGATTACTTGGACAGGCTCTTCAATACGAAGCGCGAAGACGGCCGCAGGCAGTACCAGCGATCCATGCTGGCTCTGCCGAGAAAGCAGGGAAAGACCGCCTTGAGCGCCGTGATCGGCGCATACGAAGGCTTCTTCGGGGCCGAGGGCGGCCAGATTCTCATTGCGGCCGGCGACCGCAAGCAGGCCAGCCTCCTGTTCACGGCGTGCTCCAGGTACATCGAGTCATGCCCCGGCTTGCTCAAGCGGTGCAAGATATACAAGCAGTCGATCGTCATGCCTCACAACAAGTCGACGATCCAGTTTCTCTCCAGTGAGCACAAAGGCAAACACGGCTTCAACCCATCGGTCGTGATCATCGACGAACTCCATGTCCAAAAGAACCGGGACTTGATCGATGTCCTAGAGTCCGGCATGGGCGCCAGAGACGAGCCGCTTGTCATCTACATCACGACGGCCGGCATGGACCGCGTCGGCCCCTGCTACGACGAGTGGCAGCGGGCGCTGAAGATTCAGGAAGGTCTGCTCGACGACCCGACGTTCCTGCCGTGCATCTACGCGGCCGACCCCGACGACGACCCGTTCTCGGAGGCGACGTGGCGGAAAGCCCAGCCGAACTACGGGATCACCGTCAGGAAGGAGTTCATGGAGCGAGAAGCCGCCCTCGCCAGAGAGAGCGTGGCCCAAGAGATCAAATTCAGGACGCTCTACCTGAACCAATGGGTCAGCAACGGAGCGAATCGTTTCTTTCGCACCGGGCTTTTTGAGGCGTGCAACGAGCCTCTCCGTCCGGCCGACAGCCGGCCGTGCTACTGCGGCCTCGACCTGTCTAGCACCAGCGATACGACCGCTTTTGCCGCCGTGTGGCCTGGAACGGACGACGACGGAGTCCCTGACGGGACCTTCGACGCCTTTGCCCACATTTTCATTCCGGAAGAGAACGCCGATCGCGACGAGGCTCCGTATCGCCAATGGGCCAAGGATGGTTTCTGTACAATCAGTGATGGAAATGTCGTGGATTACGACGTGGTCAGGAACTACGTGCTCGCGTTTTGCGAGAGAAACGCAGTTCGCGGCGTAGCCATCGATCGATGGAACGCAGTGCACATAACGACGCAATTGATGTCGGAGGGCATAGACGTCAAGCCATACGGGCAAGGCTACGCCTCGATGAGCCACGCCACGAAACTGCTCGAGGCGCTTGTTCTTGGCAGGCGGATAAGGCACGGCGGAAACCCGGCGCTCGTTCTTCAGATGTCGAACCTTCAGGTGAAAACAGACGACGCCGGGAACATCAAGCCCACGAAAAGCCAGTCCAAAAGCACCGCCCGCATCGACGCCGCCGTCGCGCTCATCATGGCCTTGGGCATCTCGGCCGGCGAGGCCCGCGGGCCTGACGAGGAGCCGCAACTGCTGGTCTTCTAATGGCGGACGAAATTCCCTACACCGGCATGGCTGAACTCCGATCCGCGTCCCTGTCGCGGGTCTTCGAGGAGTTGATGGAGGACCGCAACTCCGTCGCCGGCGTCTCGGTCTCGCCGGAGACGGCGCTGCAGTGCTCCGCCGTCCTCGCCTGCGTCCGGCTCCTGTCGGAGTCGATCGCGGCGATGCCGACGAACCTGTACCGGCGACTGCCGGCCGGCGGCAAGGAAATCGCCGACGACCAGCCGCTCCACGAGATTCTGGCCTACCAGCCCAACTCATGGATGACGAGTTTTGAGTTCAAGGAACTCATGCAGTCGTGGTTGCTTCTGTGGGGGAATGCCTACGCCCACATCAAGGGCAGCATCCGCCGCGGAGCCGTAGACGAACTGATCCCGCTGCATCCATCGCGGATGGAGGTAAAGCGGCTCGAAAACGGCAAACTCCGCTACTACTACCGCTCGCCGAGCACGATCGCCGACCCGAACCCAGAGCCTGAAGAGTACCGGCAGGAAGAGATTTTTCACCTTCGCTGGCTCAGTTCAGACGGTGTTCGAGGCTACGTGCCGACGACGCTCTCCAGGGAGGCGATCGGCCTCGCCCGCGCCACCGAACTGCACTCCTCGGCGTTCTTTGGCAACGGCGCTATTGCCGGCACCTACATCGAACTCGATCAGCCCCACAAGCCGGAGGCTCTCCAGCGGTTCCGCCAGCAGTGGGACGAGGCCCATCGCGGCCCAGCCAACCACTACAAAACCGTGGTCATGCCGTTCGGATTCAAGAAGAAGAACGATCCGGTCAACAACCGCGACAACGCCCTGGTCGAGACACGCCTCTTCCAGTTGCAGGAGGTGGCTCGATGCTACCGCGTGCCGGCCCACATGGTCGGCGACCTGTCCAACGTCAGGCATAGCACGGTCGAGCAGGCGGCGATCGACTACAAGACCTTCAGCCTCATGCCGTGGTGCCGGCGGTGGGAGTTGGCGTGTCGCCGAGACCTCGTGACCGACGACAGGAACTACTTCGTCGGCTTCGACATGAACTCGTTCATGGCCGGCGACTACGCCGCACGCTCGACGTACCTCCGCGAGGCGTTCAATAACGGCGCCATCGACGTGGACGAGTACCGCGCGGAGATCGGATACAACCCGCTGCCCGACGGATTGGGCAAAAAGCGGTTTGTGCAGGTCAATATGCAACTCTTGGAAGCCTTCACGATTGAGAATCCGACAGGCCAGCAACAAGCAGCGACGCCCGAAAGCCTCCCGGCCGAGGAGCAGCCTCAAGAACCGGAAGAAGGAGCGGGAAATGAGGCCGGCGAGGACGCCGGAGACGCCGAAAACCGCGACCTCGACCCCGCCGAAGTCGTCTTTCGCACTGCACTGCGACGTATCGCTGCCGTCGAAGCAGAAGGAATCCTCTCGCGGCGGTCGAAGCCGGAGAAAATCACGCAATGGTTCGGCCAAGTTGAGGAAAGACTGCGTGCCGAACTGTGCGACGCAGCAAAGGCTGCTCACCGAGACATTGATTCGTTCGTGGCTACGTGGCTGATGAGGTCGAAAGACCTGCTGTTGGAGTGCCACAGGAGCGGAAAACCCTACGAAACGGCCACCGAACGGTGGTTCGAGGCGCATTTCGAGGAGGAAAGCGATGGCTGACGCCGAAATGGAACGCCGGATCACGGCGGAAGACACGAAAGTCGAGTACCGCGAGATGGACGGCGGCGAAAAGCGGCCCGTCATCGTCGGCTACGCGGCCGTTTTCCAGTCTCCGAGCCACGACCTCGGCGGTTTCATCGAGACCATCCACCCCAGAGCCTTCGACGACGTCTTGAAGACGAACCCCGACGTCGTCGGTGTGTTCAACCACGACAAAAATATGCTTCTGGCGCGGTCCAGCAACGGAAGTTTGCGTCTCAAGGCCGACCCCTACGGCCTGCGGTACGAAATGACGCCGCCGAAGACGAAAACCGCCGAGGAAGTCGTCGCCCTGGTGTCCGAGGGCTACGTCACAGGCTCCAGTTTCGCCTTTGCGGTGTCGCGGAGCGGCGGAGACTCGTGGAGCACCGACGCCAACGGCGTCAGAAGGCGTGAAATCCGATCGATCAGCCTCCTCGACGACGTCGGGCCAGTCGTTCGGCCAGCCTACGGCGCTTCCAGCGTCGTCGTGAGCCGCCGAGCCATCGAACTCGCCCTTGGCGACGCCTTCAGGCCGAATCAGACGATGGCGAACGCCGCTCGGCGTGTCCTTCGCAGCAGCAAGGTAGCCGGCGTCGACCAGCGGCTGCTCGCGGTGGCCGAGAGGATCGCCGAACGGTCGGTCTTGTCGGTCGAGGAGGTCGAGTTCCTCGCCGAGACGCACCGAAAGTGCCACGACGTGCGATCGATCGGGTGGAAGCACACGCAAGCGTGGGTCGAGTGGATGCTGGCCGGCGGCGACAGCGGCGAAGCGTGGGTGGCGAAGCGGGCGGCTGAACCGCAGCCCGTAGAAATCGCGAACCGCGCGGCCCCGAACGAACTTCGTGTCGGAGACTTTGTGTCGTGGAACTCCAGCGGCGGCCGTGCCCGCGGAAAGATCGAGCGTGTCGTCCGCGACGGCACCATCGACGTGCCTGATTCTTCGTTCTCGGTTTCCGGCGAAGCCGACGATCCGGCCGCCCTGATCCGCGTGTACCGACGAGGGGCAGATGGCTGGGCCGAGACAGACCGCATGGTCGGCCACAAGTTCAGCACGCTGACGAAAATTGAGGCTTTGGAGGGCCGAGCCGAGCCTGGAGAACTCAGCGAAGGCGACTTCGTCATGTGGGCCGGCGAGGTCGGCCGCGTCGAGCACATCATGCTGACAGGGTCGATTCAGGGTATGACGGCCACCGAGGACGCTCCGCTTGCTGTCGTGACGCCGTATGACGACGGCGAGCCGGAGGACTACATGGTCGCCGTCGCTGTCTCGATGCTGACGAAGGCCGATGAGCCGATGCCAGAGGGCGATGACGAGATGGAGTCGGATGACGAGGAGCGAGCCGTCAGCCTCCGGCCGTCCGCTGGCATGGCGAGTGCGGCGCGCCGCGGCCTCCGGCTCCACGAGGAGGGCAAGAGCGGCGACGGCCTCAAGCCGGAGACGGTCGCCAGGGCCAACAAGATCGCCCGTCGCGAGGAACTCACCGCGGACCACGTCCGCGAGATGAATGCGTGGTTCGCTCGTCACGAGTCGGCGAGCAAGTCACCCGGCTGGGATACGCCGGGTGCTGAAAAGCCAGGATTTGTGGCGTGGCTCCTGTGGTCTGGGGATGCCGGCAAGGCGTGGTCAGCACGAAAGGTCGCTCAGATGGAACGAGAGTCCGAGAGGTCGGAGGCCGCTGTTGCCGAAGAGGCCGTCGCGGCCACTGTGACGGAGCAGCCAGAGGAGGCAACGGCGGCACCTGAGCCTGTCGCTGTCAGCGCTGACACGACACAGTTCGACGCCGAGATGGCGCAGGCTGCCGCGAAACTCGCAGACCTCCAGGCGGCGCTGCTGCGCATCAAGTTGCACGACGCAACCTGAGTGTGCTAGGTTACAAGTAGAGACAAGTGCATCACGACGGATGTCGTGGTGGACAGTGCGAGCGACGTGAGGATTCACGATTCGCGGCGCGCTAGCGGGAACACCCGCCGGCCGCCGCATAGTCGCGTTTGGCCGGCTCAAACAGGAGCAGGCCGAACCATGGCGTCGAACCTCAAGCGTCTTCAGGATCGTGCAGCCGCCGTCGCGGCGCGGATGGCCGAACTCGGCCGCATCGAGGGCCGCTCCGCCGAGGAGAACAAGGAGTACCTCACGCTCGGCACGCAGGCCGACGACCTGACGGCGCAGATCGGCTTCGAGGAGCGTCTCAACGAGAAGGAGAAGGAACTCCGCGCCGTCATCGAGAAGGCCGCTCCAGCCCCCGTCCAGACCCCCGTCGAAGAGAAGCGTGCCGAGGAGGAGAAGGCGAAGACCGAGATTCGCGCGATTCTCCCCCACCACACGCAACTCCGCGCCTTCAGCGACACGCCGGATGCCGTCGAGCAGGCGTATCGCTGCGGCCGTTGGCTGCGGGCGCACATCTTCAAGCACGCCGATGACCTGCGGTGGTGCAAGGATCATGGCGTCGAGGCTCGCGCCATGGGCGAGAGCACCAACGCCTCCGGCGGAGCGCTGGTCCCCGACGAGTTCGCCAATCGCGTGATCCGACTGGTCGAGTCCTACGGGACGCTGCCCCCGGCGTGCGAGAACGTGTCGATGACCCGTGACACGCTCGTGATCCCCAAGCGGCTCACTGGCACCACGGCGTATTTCGTCGGCGAAGGCTCCTCGGTGACCGAGAGCGAGCCGACCTACGGCAACGTGTCGCTCGTCGCCAAGAAGTTGGCGGTCGGCTGCCGGATGTCGACGGAACTCGTCGAGGACTCGCAGGGCGTGGTGGGGCTTGCCGACGCAGTTGCCACAGAGTTCGCGCAGTCGCTGGCCTACAAAATCGATTTGTGTGGGTGGCTCGGCGATGGGACGCAGGGCACCTACGGCGGCATCAACGGTATCGTGAGCAAGGTCAACGACGGCACCCACACTGCCTCGGTGGTCTCGGCCGCGTCCGGCAACACCGCCTTCGAGACCCTCGATCTCGAAGACTTCCTCGGTGCGATGGGCAAACTGCCGATCTACGCCCGTGCTGGCGCTCGGTGGTACATCTCGCCGGCCGGCTACGCCGCGTCGATCGCTCGGCTCAAGTACGCCGCCGGCGGCAACACCGTCGAAAACGTGGCGGCCGGCACGGTCGACACGTTCCTCGGCTACGGCGTGACACTCGTGCATG